TGTGGTTCGTGCCGCCGCCAGCCGACGGCCGAAGCGGCAGCGCTATCACGAACGAAGCCGGCGAGATAGTCGCATTGCTTCGGGTACGCATGGGCGACGACAGCGCTGGCGGCGCGGTCGATCTCGACACGCTCAAAGGCCGCATCTGCACGGCCATGCATGCCAGCGCCGCTACCTTCCGTCCATGCAAGGAAGTTGCCGACGTGTGGGTGCAATGCCCCGGCGGCTGCTGTCCCGGCTCCGGCGGCTGCCCGAGTTGTCCCGGCGGCAGTTGCCCTATCGGCGGCGGCTGCCCGGGCGGTTGCGGCCCACAAACGTACGGATCCGCTCCCATGGTCGACGAAGCGGCTCGCTCGCCTTACCTCTTCCCGCGCTTGCACCCGCGCTATGAAGCCGAACTGGCCATCGGCCTGGGCCAAGCCGCAGGGCCACCTAGTCCGTATCAAAGCGGTCCATACCAATCGCCATCGCCCATTATCCAAGCCCCGACGACCGATCTATCGCCGGTAATTGGCGCGATCGATCGGCTGCAAGACACTTTTCGTAACCAGCAGCCGTCCAACTCATTGAATGCCGATCCTGGCATGATGGCCATGCTTTCGCGGCATGAGGGCGAGATAGGCGGCATACGCGGCGAGGTGCAGCAGCTTCGCGGTGACCTTCAGCAAACCCATGAATCGCTGCAAGCCATCAATAGGGCCGTAGCCCCGCTGGAGATGCTTGAGCGGAAGATCGAACTGCTTGAGTTCTGGCAGAAGCCGAACCCGTCCCAACTCGCCACTGCCAGTCCAGCCGACGACCCCACCGCCTGGATCAAGCATGCCTTGCTCGCGATTGCGGTTATCATTGCCTTGGCATCGGTGGCGTTGGTGGTCCATGCGATCCATGCCCACAAGGCGGCGGTTGCGGCAGGGCAGCCCGATCCGCTGGAAAAGCAGCTTGACGCCCTGGCCGCCAAGCTGCAAAGCGATGCGAAGACCAACACGCTGCTTTCGCCGGCGGCGTCGGCATCGGCCAATCTGGATGCCTTGGTGCATAAACTGCTCGACAATCAAACGCAGATGTCGAACAAGATGGTCGACATGGCGCTGCAAACACCGTCGGCCGGCGCGATCACTGCGCCGCAACCGGTGACGGTAGTCCACACTTCACCCACAGCGCCTGCCACAGCGTCTGCAACACCGGCGCCAGCTAGCAATGTCGTGAATGTCCATGCTCCGGCACCAGCGTCCTAGCGGAGTGTCTCCGAATTGTCGTATTTGTTGGAGTCCCGCCTTTAGCCGGAAATGCCGCCTAAAGGCGAGACTCCAACGGAACTGAAAACTTCAAACTGGATCTAAACCATGAAACGGAAGTCCATCGTCCAACTTGCCATCGCCTTGTTTATCACGGTGTGCCTTTCGCTTCCGGCCAAATCGGCCGAGCACTTCAGCTATGCCGACGCCTACAGCACGGCCGAGCAAACGAATCGGCCCTTGATCGTTGCCTTGGGAGCGACCTACTGCCAGCCCTGCCACGAGATGCAACGACTCTACGCGCCCTACATTGCCCAACGCGGTTGCTATATCCATATCGATGTCGATCGCGATCCGCGTTTCGCCCAACAGTTCCCGGCCACGCCCATGGTCCCCGCCATCCTCTATTACGAGCGCCGAGGCGGCCGCTGGCTTGCTCCCCGCATCATCGTCGGCCTGCCGAGCATTCGGCTGTGGCTCGGCGTGAAGTAATGGATAATTGATAATGGATAATTGATAATTCACGCACATCTGTCCCAATTACCAGCTATTCATTATCTCCGCGTTTATGAAAAATCAACGATCGGCTATCAGCCTTCTCATTATCCATTATCCATTATCAATTATCAATTAACATGACCGACACAGAAAACAACTGCATCAAAGAACTATCGTGCGATGTCAAGGAACTGACGCATAAGGTGGAAAACCTGCGCCTTGAGGTGCGGCAGAATATGGAACGCCAGAAGGGCGTGGCCCGCGAAGTGGCCGGCATCCGCTGCGAGGTCTTCGGCATCGACGGCGATCCCAACCGGCCGGGACTGAAGGGCCAACTTCGCGATGTCAACGCCACTCTGGAAAGCCACGGCGAACGGCTCGACGGCATCAAGAGCCGCGAGACTTGGAGCCTGTCGCTGTTGCAATCGGTGTTGCTGCTGGCCGTCGGCGCCCTGATTACCGCGGCCTTTCGACGTTGGATGCCGTAACGAATGGACAATGGACAATGGACAACGGGAAGGCACACGCTTCGCGCGCTCTGACTGAAAACTAAAAACTGAAAACTTCGAACTGAACTATGTTTAACGCCGAAAACAACGGAATACTTCCCAGCTTCGCCACCCCCGGTGCTTGGGCTAAGCTTTGCAGTTATGGCCGCTGGACGCTTAATCGCCATGCTGGCTTGGTCGACTGCTACTTGAGGAACGTGGCCGACGGTCGGCTCAAGCGGCTGATGGTTCTGGAGCCGCCCGGCCACGGCAAGACGATGCAGATCAGCCAGTGGTATCCTTCGTGGTACTTGGGCAATAACCCGGAACATGTCTTGCAGATTGTCAGCTATGGCAAGGACCTGGCCCGCGATTCGAGCGAGATCGCTCGCGACCTGTGCCGAGAATATGGCCCGGAGCATTCCGGCGTGGATGTCGATCCGCGCCGTGCGGCTGCCACACGCTGGCATCTGGCAGGGCATGCCGGCGGCGTGCGCGCGGTGGGCATGGGCGGACCGCTTACCGGCCACCATCCGCATGGCATCATTGCCGACGACCTTCTCAAAGATTCCCGCGCAGCCCTCTCGGCTGTGCAGCGCGCGTCGGCCTGGCAATGGTGGCAATCGACGCTCATGACCCGGCTCATGCCAGAGGGGTGGATCATCGTCACCGGCTATCGCTGGCATTCCAACGACCTGCTAGGGCATATTTTGGAAGAGGGCGAAAAGCGCGGCGAGCCTTGGACGCTGCTGCGGCTGCCGGCCTTGTCGGAAGAACTCGACTTCCTCGGCCGCGGTGAAAGCGAGTCCTTGTGGCCGGATTTGTGGCCGGTCGAGATCCTGAAGAAGCAGGCCGCGTCGCCTTACTGGTGGGCCGCGCAGTACGCACTCGATCCTCGTAAAGAAGGCGGCGTGGAGTGGCCGCCGGAGATGTTTCGGCCCCCATATCTGGTTCGACGAATGGCTGCCCGGCGGCCAGCGAGTGATTGCGGTCGATTCTTCCAAAGGCGTAGGCGGCAACAGCGGCGACTATTCGGCCTTCGTGAAGGTGCAACTGCTCGACGGCACCCTGTATTGCGACGCCGACATGGCCAACGACCGCAATACGATCACCATCGCCGACCTGGCCGTGGACCTGGCTGTTGCCTGGAACGTGCATTACTTGGGCATCGAACAGGAGTTTGGCGGCCAAGCGTTGCTCGCTATGATCGCATCGTCGGCCGCTCGCCGCAACCTGCTTGTGCCGGTGGAAGGCATCACCACCGAAAGCTGCAGCAAGCGGGTCCGCATTCAACGACTCAGCCCGTATCTGCAACAGCGCAAACTCCGCTTCAAGTCCGACTCGCCCGGTGCCAAACTTTTGGTCAGGCAGCTTGAAGAGTTCCCCCTAGGCGAACACGACGACGGTCCGGACGCGCTCGAGATGGCGGTGCGACTGTTGCGAGAGAAATGCGGGCTCGAATGAATAATGGATAATTGATAATGGATAATTTCCAGACCATTACATTTCATTTATCTACTCGTCACTCTCGCTCCTCATTATCCATTATCCATTATCCATTATCACTTTGAGGCTTAACCGTGACCGAATCCACAACGCACGACTCCGACGCCGCCCGCCGCACCGCGCTGGCTCGGCTCGAAACGCTCTCCGAAGCTGCCGATATGTTCGGCCGCATGGTCGATCTGTCGGAGATATCTTCCTTCGACGGGCCGAGCAACTTCGGCATGCTCTTCGACGAAGCTACCGGCCAGTCGCGGGCCTTCATCTACCCTGGCTCAACGGCCGCCGTGTACATCAACGAGACGGAACTCAAGCAGCTTCGCGCCAATTCGAGGGCCTTTGCCATCCGCAATCCCTATTGGCTGGCCGTGGAGCATAACATCGTCACGCACGTGGTCGGCACTGGCCATGCGTACAAGGTCGTTCCCAAAGATCCCGAGGCCGACGCCAGCGATCCAGACATGAAACAGGTTTTGCGCGACGCCAAACGCGAGATTGACGCCTTCTGCCGCGTGAACCGCTGGGGCGCTCGCCAGGCAGAGCGACGCCGCCGCCTGGAACGCGACGGCGAGTTCTTTCTGCGGTTCTTCGATAAGTCGGACGATGGCATTCTCAGGGTTCGCTTCGTCGAGCCGCTCTTGGTCGCAACGCCGCCAAGCAAAGGCCCCGAGCAAGACGTGTGGTTCGGCATCCAATACGCGGGCGATTACGAAGACCCGCAAGGCTATTACATCCGCCCGGCGAACTATCTGGGCTCGGCCTTTCCCGGCAGCGGCGATAGCCCGTCCAGGATGGATGGCGCGGCCGGTTGGGCGATGATTGTCCCGCCCGAAGAAATCTTGCACCGCACGGCCAATGTCGATATGTCGAGCCCGCGCGGACTGCCCACGACCTTCTTCGTCATGACCCGCTGCCGGCAGGCGTTGCGCACGCTGAGCAATATGGGCGCGCTGGTCGAGTTCCGCGCGAAGATCGCCCTCATCCGCAAGCACGTCAACGCGACCGTATCGACGGTGAAAACGTTGCTTTCTGGCAAGCCCGCGCAAGGCGACGGCATGCCTTCGACGATCAATCGCTACCCGCAGGCAGCGATACTCGACACCAACGATCAAACGACCTACGAGTTTCCCTCGGCCCAGACCGACGTGGACAAGATCGCGGCCAGCATCCAGGCCGAGCTGCGTTCCGTGGCCGCCGCCATAGGGTTGCCCGAGTACATGGTCTCGGCCGACGCCAGCAACGCCAATTTCTCCAGCACCATGGTGGCCGAAGGCCCGGCCGTGAAAACGTTTCAGGTGATGCAACAGGCCATGATTGACGACGATTTGATCATCCTCAAACGAGCATTGGACCTGGCTGCCGAGAAAGACCGTCTGCCCTCGGACGTCCTCGAACTGATCGACATCGACGCCGAGCCACCGCTGATCATCAGCCGCGACCGCCTGAAAGACACGCAAGCCGACGCCATCCTGGCCGGCAACAAAGTCTTGAGCCGAAAGTCGTGGTCGGTACGAAACAATCTCGACGCCGAGAGCGAGCAGCAGCAGATAAAGGTCGAAGGAGTCTGAAGTTTTCAGATGGTAGGGTGGGACAAGCGACGGCCATCGCGAAGCGAGCCGTAGCGCCGGCCCACCAGGAAGCGGCTTGAGTTCTGAGGCTCGCGTCCTAGGGCGCAGCGGAAACTGTGGTTCCTCAAGCCTCTCCATGGTGGGCCGGCGCTCGCCGAGGCTCGCTGGTCCCACCCTACAATCACCTCGGAAATTGGGAAAATGGCAAAAGCATCCCGCGACAAGAAGCACCAACCAAACCGACCTGCCTCGCGCGGCCGAAGGCGGCCCGAGCCTGCGCTGATCGCGCGTCCGAAAATCGCCGAGCGTTGGAGCGTCGTCGTGGAATGTACGGACGAGGCCGACCAGAGGACGCTCTACGAACGCATGCGACAAGAGGGCCGATCATGCCGGTTGTTGACGCTATAGTCGAGTGCCCCGTTTACACGAGCTTTCGCGTCGATCAGGTTCGCGGCATGTTCGATCTGCAACTCGAGAAAGCTGCCCGAAGCAAGTTTCACGTGGAAGTACCCGGCGCGGATGAGGATTGGCAGATCGGGGCCATCGTGGGCCCATCCGGCAGCGGCAAGAGTACCGTGGCCCGCAAGGTCTTCGGCAAAGCACTCTATAAAAGCCGCGGCTGGCCGTCCGGTCGGGCCATGCTCGACGGCTTTCCCGCAGGACTATCGATCAAGAGCATCGTTCAGTCGCTCACCAGCGTCGGCATCAGTTCACCGCCGTCATGGGTCAAACCCTATGCAGTCCTTTCGAACGGCGAACGCTTCCGTTGCGACCTGGCCCGGGCGATGCTCACCGATCGGCCGGTCGTGGCCTTCGACGAGTTCACGAGCGTCGTCGATCGCACGGTGGCCCAGATGGGCAGCGCGGCTCTTTCAAAGGCCATTCGCAAAGGCCAGTTCACCCGGCGGTTCGTGGCCATTACTTGCCATTACGACATTCTCGATTGGCTTGAACCCGATTGGGTGCTCGACATGACGCCGACCAGCGAAGCCAGCGGCGTGCTGGCAAGGGGGCGTCTTTGGCGGCGGCCGCCCATCAAGTTCGAGATCGCTCCGGTCCATCGCCATGCCTGGACGATCTTCCGCCGTCATCATTATCTGAACACGGCCATCAGCAAAAGCTCCCAATGCTTCTGCGCCTTTCTTCGCGGCCAGCCCGTAGCCTTCTCGGCCTGGCTGAGCGGCATGCCGTCGTCCCGCGGACGAGCCCCCGACATGCGTGAACATCGCACGGTGGTCTTGCCAGATTATCAAGGGCTCGGAATCGGAAATCGTCTCAGCGAGTTTTGCGCGTCGATCTGGACCGGCCTAGGCAAAGGGGCCGCGTCCGTCACCAGCCACCCCGGCATGATCCATTATCGCAGTGCATCTCCCAACTGGCAGCGGACGCACCTCGGCCTATGCACCAGCGCCCGCTACAAGACCTTTCACAACACCGGCAAATATGCAAAAATAACCACTAGCGCCGGCCGCATCACGGCGTCGTTCCGCTACGTTGGCCCGGCGATGCCGCGGGCGGAAGCGTTACGATTCGCGACGACCAAACGCAGTTTAATGGACAATTGACAATCCAGATGGACTGTTGTGGTCGTTTTGACTTTAGTTTCCGAAGCGATCAATCCGAAACTATGTTTGTCCACCCGTGAGGGGTGGCTGTTTACTCTCGCCCCGCGGCGATGGTAAAATAATAGACGAACGAATGCTTGTCGTAAAATCGAAATTGGGCTCTGCGCTATGCGTAAGTGGACTACCGACCTAAACCCAACTCATTATGCTTTTTATGTTCGCTTCGATCAGGGCTATCGATACCTGGACAAGTGCGGCGAGGCAATTATTAGGCTCGAGGACAAACTTCAGGAGGGATGGCTTCCCGGCGGAATCGATCCGAACGGCGCAAACCTGCGAAACTTTGCCTTGGGTATGTCAACACGGTTCAACTACGTCGGTATGGAGACCGTGCAGACCGAGTTCTTGGCATTCGATATTTTTTTGGACCAGACATGCCGAATTTACGAAACTCTCTTAACGACCTTCGGAATCAAACGGATCCTTACACCTACATTGAGGTCAATTTACCAACTCGGCTTTTCTAACGCTGATGATGCCGATGAGGTTTTGTTAGGGCTTAAGCTTTGCTCTCTCGACGAGTCTATCATGCAAGAACTAAGTGGCAAAACCTCGTCCGTGGCCTTAACGATGGTCGCTGAAGAAAACGTTACATGGAATAGGGGACGCGTTAAGGCACGAAAGCGACTGGATGCCAAGGTTATCAAGCAAGAGAGGCAGCCGCAATTTGACGAACGGATTATGATGCGCCTAAAACAGATTCCGGAGCGTTATCACGGTTCGCTGGAAAAACTTAGGTCTATTCGTCGGCAGCATTCACAGCAGGCTGAAATAGCGATTCAGTTTGACCTAGAATATGCATTTGATTCGGAGCTAAGCGGAACGACCTTCGCCACAAAAGATTTTATCTCCGCCGCTGGCGCGTGGTCCGTTAGCCTGAGGAACTTCATAGACAAACGAATGGAAAGGCTGTTTGGTGAACATGACAGATCCAATTGACACTCCAACTGTTGTCCCTGTGAATACCCGGCAGATCGAAACTCAAACGCTAAGCCCGACTACCGGGGCTTCCGTTGACGTGCCTTCGAAACCTGCAGCGATGGGTTATGTAAGCACCCAAGGACTGTTGGCTCGCGAAGCGCTTGGCTGGGGGTTAAAGTATGTTCCGAAAAGGCATGACGAGATGGGCGAAAAGCAACTCCAGCGAATCTGCCAAAGCCTAGACGAAGAAACTGAAGCCCTCGGTAGCTTGATTATTGACGATACTCTACCAGAGGAAGAGTCGGCAAGTCACATTGCTGAAATCCAAGCTCTGCTGGAAAAATTATACGACTGCCCATTTGGACACGGAGAAAGCCTTAAGACGATCGCCGTTATTCTTCAAGCGCAGCTAAATAACGTCGTATGGTCGCCCAACCATGTTCGTTTGATCGAACAGGCGGTATCGGTTCTTAAAGCCCGAAAAGACATAGACGAGTACACTATCGACGAAGTCAACGACATGATCGAGGAGCGCGGTCTCGATCAGTTTCGTGGCGTTATCTCCGGTGACGACTACATCTCAGAGTACCGCATTGAAAAAATCGACAAGTGATTCCGTGATATGGAACCGACTTCCCGAAAACTTGCTCTTCTTGATACAACGATCCAGGTCGACCGTTGCAAAATGGCGACTCGCAGAAAGACAATCGAAGAACTACTTCAGGCCTACGATTTCGTAATTTCTACGGGGATTTCTCTGCTGGAGTTTAAGGCCACCTTAATTCAAGAATGCATTACGATTCATGATTTTTTAAAACGTGTGGGATTGTACACCAAGGTTCGAGACAGGTTGACCGAATCATCCCACCGGCAGGCCAAGCTGAGAGGCCATATATTCAATAATATTATCAGCATATCCGGCCAATCTTCGTTCGTCATAACCGAAGAAAAAGACCGTCGGCTGGCAGAACGGGCGCGACTATTGCTCGCGACAAAAATCCCTCGACTGTACGACTGGTTTTGCGCCAGCGTCGGTTCGGTTCAAACGCTTGATATTCAATGCACGAGGGCGAAAGAACGCCCTGCGATAAAAGGGGTTGCTTTTGAGCCAAATCTGCCAAAGTGCAGGATGGGCAACAAATTCTGTAAGGTCGAAGAGTTTATCAGAAAAGCCGCCGCTCCGATAATCGAATCGGTAGCAGCGAAAGTCGAGGCGATGAATTCCGAGGATGCTCAACAGTTGAGAGGTACAATTGAGGTCTTTCGATCGGTTCTCGACAAGGACGCAAAGCTCTCGCACTCAGAATGCCGCCGCGCAGGTGATATGCTGATCGCCCTTGAGGGAGTGGCCAGCGGCGCAACTCATTCGTTGTCAACGAACGCGAGAGACTGGTCTGTTGTATCGGAAGTCACGGGCCTAGAATTTCAGCGCGTTAAGTACGCAGACGGCTAGTCCAAGAGCGATCAGGTAACGCACGGCTTTCGCCCGGCATACAGCGCTGGAGTGCGTCACACTATTTTCAATGTCCTTCGATTTCTGTACTAGCAGCAAAACAGCAGTTAATGGTCAATGGACAACGAGGAAATAAGAATGCTTCCGATCGTTGTCCATTGCCCGTTTAAGCCGAAGGCTTTAGTCGTTTATCCCGTCTGGGCTTGGGCAATCGTCCATGGGCACAAACCGGTCGAGAATCGATCCTGGCGGACGCGGCACCGCGGGCCGCTGCTGATTCATGCAGCGGCCAAATCGCCGGAGAGTCGCAAAGGGGACAAGGACGCGCGAGCTTTGCTGGCAGCTTTGGGAGTGACGGCGCCGGACGAAGTGTCCGACGGCGCGATCGTCGGTAGGGTCTATCTCGACGATTGCTGTTCGCTATCACCAGACGCCGCTACGACCGACGAAAGGCTTTCGCATCCGCTAGCGATTGGGCCAGTTTGTTTTCTGCTCAGTCAGCCGGTTGCATTTGCCCGGCCAGTGCCGATGCGCGGGCAGCAGAAGATTTTTGAGGTGGATGGCGAGGGGATAAGGGTGGCGCTCGGTGAGTTTAACCAAAGCAAGCCGGCGTTATCGTAATATGAGGGGTTCCGCGAACTTCTTCGATCGTATCGCTGCCAGGCGTCTCAGTTTGCAGGGCTGTATTGAAGCGCTAACGACTGTCCGCGAAATGGTCGACGACCCCATATCGCAAGGCAACGCGCGAACCGAGGTCAAGTATCACCTCCGTGTTCTTTGGGATCTTGCAAACGACGCGCAATCCGAAGCATTCGAGGAAATGATTGCGATACTCAAGGTAGCGTTGCACGATGATCGCGAGCCTCTAACCGAACAACAATTCATGGCCCTTGATTCTGTTCTCAAGCAAATGCTCGACGATCCGGAAATCGACGATCAAAACGCGAATGACCTGACGGAGGAATTGATCAGAGGGGGTATCGATGTCTTTCGTGAAATTGAATGAAGATCATCAATCTGCATCGTCCGAGGTTTTCCTCGATACATCGGTTCATTATTGCTTTCTCAAGGGGCCAGTCAAGCCACGCCTTAATTGGCTGCTGCGGCAATTCGATTGGAAAGGTTCATCAACCTACTCCAGGTTGGAATATGGCAATAATATATTGTCTGTGGCGGCCTGGTGTTTGAATAAGCTCAATGAACTCGGCGACGTCGCCGCGGTTATCGAACACGTCAACCATGTTTTGAACTTCCAGCATGTCGCGAAGAAGACTTGGGCATTCACTCTCTTGGATACGCTGGCTGAATCGAAGGAAGATCGCACTCGCTTGGCTCGGGCATCGTTGCGACGACTCCTGAAACTTGGTTCCCGCGCCATTGACGCCCATTGTGATGCGCCTTTGGAAGACGGAACCGAATGTCACTGGGGCACGACGGGGCTGAAACGCCTTGGCAGTTCTGCATTCGTTTGGAACAAGCCGACTTGTGTGTCCGCAAAGAAAGCATGCAACCTGGATGGATTCTTCAGAAAGAATCGCGACCTATTCTTGCGGATCAAGGCGGCGATCGATGGGCTCGACAACGCGCAGCGAACGCCGCAACTTAACGACTTCTCGCGCGTTATTGGAGAAGCGAACGAGGATCCCACGATCTTGCTCAATTACAAGACGGGCTGCAAACTCTTGGCCGATGCAATCATTGCAGTCGACGGCAAGGACTATAGGAACATCGTTACCCAAAACTACAAGGAAAGCCAGATTTTGGCAAAAGTGCTGAATCAGAACTGCTATAACCTTCCCAATAATCCGGAAGGCGGCGTGGAACTTCAGACGGCCGATTGAAAATGAAATGGCAAGATGCGTGCCATACCAACGGCACAACAATTCGCCTATCGTCAGCCGAGCATCGAAAGTTCGTGGTCATACCACGAGTGCGGACTGTTGACGGCAATTTTAGCGTCCGGATGCAATGTCAAATCACGATAAAGCGCCTTGGCCCGTTCTTGGACGGTTTTGAGCAGTACCTCTAAAACGGGCCAGATAGGGCTAGCTACCGGCTTATCGCCCCCGGCAATCTGCATGGGCCAGTCAAGACGATTGAACGAATCGTGCTTAACGAATGCTGCCCGATCGAATTGGAAGTTGGCCGGATTTTGATTTCGGTTCTGGCTTGGTAGAAAAAGTCGGGCCTGCTCTTCGTCACCGCTAGCCATGTACTTGTCGTAATAACCCTTGTTCCACGCGTTAGACCGTTGCACCACTTGGTTGGAGTTCTCCAACGTATCAAAATCTACCGCACTGGCAGCCGCGTTCGGGTCAGTCCAGATGCTGATCGTATAGATTTGGATGTCGGGTGCCTGGGTTAGGAGTTCTTGCATTGCATCAACTAATAAACCATCCATTTCGTGGAGGTAAAGCCATTCACAGATTAATTCGGAATTCACGGCAATCACTCCAACGCTCGCCCGAAAGTGAACGCGCATTTTATCACGGCCGCCTACGACTTGCCATGGAAGATCAATGGCACAAAGATCAATGGCACAATGCCGGTGTCACGAAATCATGGGCAAGATTCCCATGCCACGGCGCTTAAAATTTCCTAAAGATTTTCGATCCAGAAATTTACTTTTGCGTACTATATCGTTACCAGCCCAAAATGCCAGACATAAACAACACCTCCAGCCGCAAAGGCACACGATGACAATCACGAATCCAACATCAACCACAACCGTCCCCATTTCACAAGACCTCACCGTCGAAGTCGGCGGCGAAACGCTTCGCGAGTATGCATCGAGCGCCGGCATAACCCTGCGGGTCGATCGCACGCAGGGCGTGATCCACGGCGTGAAGATCGTGGGCCTGGAGTCGCTCAACAAACGCAGCTATACGCCCGCCGCACTCAACAAAGCCGTGCCGCTCTATGAAGGCGCCAAGGTGAATATCGACCACCGCGACGAAGGCCAGAAAGTTTCCTACGCGCAGCGGATCGGGGCCATCAAGAATGTCGTGCAGCGAGACGACGGCCTGTATGCCGACTTCCACTTCAACCCCAAGCATCACTTGGCCGAGCAGCTTTGTTGGGACGCCGAAAACGCCCCGCAGAATGTCGGTTTCAGTCACGACGCCAACGCCCGCACCACGCGCCGCGACGGCCGGGTGATCGTGGAAGAAATCCTCAAGGTCAACTCGGTCGACCTGGTGGCCAACCCGGCCACAACGCGCGGTCTCTTCGAAGCTGGCGGCGACCAACTGGCGGTCGAGAACCAGGCGCTCAAAGAATCGCTCGAAGCCCTGCGGCAGGAGTTGGCCGAATTCAAGCTCAAAGAGTCTTTACAGTCAAAGGCGAACTCAATTGCTGAAGAGCTCAAGGCCGCTCGTCTAAATGCCGACGACGCGACCGTTGTCAGCGAAGCCTTCCGCCAGCAACTCATGTCCGCGCCCAACGAAGCCGCACGTCGAGCATTGATCGAAGATCGCGTGAAGCTCTTGTACCGGTCCGCTAGCACTATCAACATCACCGGAACGTCTCCATTTCAAGCCGTTCGCGAAATCGCAAGCGACCGCGATTCGCTGAGTGCGCTTTTCAAATGATCATTCCCCGTTTCGCCTGTCCGCTCATTGTACATTGAACCTTGAACATTGAACCTTCGGAAATCCCATGCCCAACCAACTCCGCTACCTCGACGGCGACACCGCTCCGGTGATTCTGCCCATCAACTCTAGCTACCCCATCGACGACGGCGATCTCGTCTATCGTCATCCGGCCGACGGCACCGCCCGCACGGCCGCGCAGATGCCCAACCAAGGCTCGGCCAGCGTCAATCAAGACGCGTTTCAGGAATATTTCGTGGGCGTGGCCATCACCAAGTGCGGCCTGCAGCCCGGCGAAAAGTCGTTCCGTTTGGTGACGAATCCGAATTACGTGGTTGTCGCCACGAGCGGCGCGTTTCTGTATCCGTGCCCTTCGCATCAATGGTCGCCGGGCGATCTTGTAGGCGTGTATGCCGACAGCACCGGCTGCCAGAACCAGCAGGTCATGCCGGCCGCCAGCGCGTCGCTGGCCATCGGCGTGGCCCGGCCCGGCGTGGCGGCACTTACCAACGCCGTCACGCAGATTGCTGTGCTCATCAACTCCACGCTCTTCGGCGGCGGAGTGCAGAACCAGGTAGCCGGCGCCGGCAGCGGACAATAAGACAGTTTGAAGTTTTCAGTGTTCAGTTTTCAGTATGAAAGCTGGACATTCGAAAACTTGCCGTGACTGAAAACTGAAAACTGAAAACTGAAAACTTTAAGGAACTTTCCATGCCTGCCATCAAAGCCCGTGACCTTTATCGCCGCATCGCTTCGGAGGGGCGGCCGGTCCGCTGCACCGAAGACGTGCGCGGCACATCCACCTTCCACCAACTCCAGGAAGCCTTGGGGTTGGGCGAAGACAACCGGCCGCTGGAAGGAAAGCGGCCGCAACTGAAATTCGAAGACTTCTCGATTCGCGAGATGTTCGGCTCGCTCGTCCGCAATCGCAGCGACGGCCAGCCGGTGGGCGACGGTTTCGTACAGGAGTACTTCCGCGATGAAAACGGCCATGCCCGCATGTTGGAAAGCGGCGCAATCGGCGCCGTCGACTACTCGATGTTCATGGGCATCACCGGGCAACTGCTCGTCAACGCCGTGCTCAACCGCTTCACGGCCGAGGACTTCGTCTTTACGCAGATCGCCGGCAAGTATCCCACGAACCTCGTCGACGGCGAACGCATTCCCGGCGTGGCCCTGCCGGCCGATCCCGACCCCACGGGCGATGAAGACGTGACGCTCGTGCCCGAAGGCCAGGCGTATAAAAGCATCGGCTTCGGCCAGGAATATGTCGACCTGCCTGCGACGGCCACGCGCGGGCTGATCATTCCAGTGACGCGCTTGGCCATCTTCGCCGATCGCACCGGCCTCGTGGCGCGGCAGGCAGGCGAGGTCGGTTATGTGCTTGGCCTGCGGAAAGAGAAGCGCGGCATCGGCACGCTGCTAGGTCTCGGCCCACAGTACACGGAATTTCGCCAGTTCGACAACTCGCCGGTCACTATCGATCTCTATCAGGCGGCCGGCGCGACCAGCGGCTCGGGTCAGTTGTCGTATGCCTATCCCACGCGGCCTTTCCCGTTCGTCAACGACGTGCCGGCCAATCCGCTCACGGATTACACAAGCTTCAAACTGGCCGAGCAGTATTTCTCCAAGACGGTCGATCCCAGCACGGGCGAGCCGATCGTCGTCGGCAAGCCGATGGTCTTTGCCCCGCACACCCGCGCTTTCGACCTGCCGCAGATTTTGGAAGCCGTCAACATCTGGAAGCTCTCGCAGCAGGGCATCAACAGCGTCGGGGCGGTGCTGACCAACAGCCCCAACCCGATCAAGTCGGCTGTCGGCATGGTCGACTTCAAGCTCTCGCGGCAGTTGCGGGCCCAGATGGTGCAGCAGCTTTACGGCGGCACCGACAACGGCTCGGCCGACAAGCTGTGGTTCTATGGCGACTTTGCCGAAGCGATCAAGTACCAGGAGAACTGGCCCATCACCGTTACGCAGGCCCCGGTCAACAGCGAGGCCGAGTTCCTGCAAGACGTGGTCGTGCGCTTCAAAGCCAGCGAACGCGGCACCTGGTCGGTCTGGAACCCGCGCGTTTTGCAGCGGAACAATTTTCAAGAGATGGAATAAATAGATGAATGTTCAATGTACAAGGTTCAATGTTCAATGACCGGACAGAGGGCCTTAGCATATCCGTTCGCCGTTGTCCATTGTCCACAATGTCCATTCAGCTTTCACTTTCGGTTCTTGCAATCAAGGAGTTTCTCATGCCCAAGCCTCCCGTTCTCGCCGTCGTCCACAACATCAACGGCGACATCAACAACATGCTCAACAGCGTCACCCATCGACTGACGAAGAATCCCAACGGCTATACGGCCGAGCAGATTCTGGCCGAAATGGGGCCCAAGGCGCAGGCCTTCGTGCAGCACTTCGAGAGCGGCCACACGTATCTCGGCACAGCGGCGCCGGCGTTGCCCGCCGTGCCGGTCGTAACGTCAGCGAGTACGACTGCGGCGCCGGCGAGTACGACACCTGCCGCTCCGGCCGCTGCGGCTGTAATAACGGCGCCTGCAACTCCGGCAGCATCCGCGATACCGCCCGCACAACCTGCGGCACCCGCTACGCCGACGCCGGTTGCACAGCCTGTTGTTCAACCGGCTGTTACGCCGGCGGCGCAGCCCGTCGTGCAGCCGGCCACATCGGCAAAGTAGGGTGGGACCAGCGAGCGGTAGCGAGCGCCGGCCCACCAGGGCGAGACCCGCGGCTTGAGGAATAAGCACCGAAGCGCAGCCGAAGATGTAGCTCCTCAAGCCTCAGGACTCAAGCCTCACGCCTGTCCGCGGTGGGCCGGCGCATCGGCCCGCTTCGCGGTAGCCTTTGCTTGTCCCACCCTACAAACCTCAATCGGCCCCTCCTAACTCCTAACTCCTTTCTCCTTTCTCCTAACTTCTCTTCCCCATGCCCTGGCAACACAACATCGCTTTGGCTCGCGACCGTGCGGCGGAAACGCTTGCGGAGATTCTCGCATCTCCCAAACCGACCTACAGCATTCACGGTCAAAGCTACACCTGGACCGACTACGCCACGATGCTCCGCGAGCAGATCGCGGAGTGCAACAAACTCCTCGCCCAGGCCGAGCCGTTCGAGGAAGTGAGTAACGGATGAATGTTCAATGTACAAGGTTCAATGATCGGAGACAAGCTTCGGCTCATCGTTCGATGAGCCTTGCTCGTCGAACATGACCGAAAATACAAACCTTCACGCATTGAACATTGAACCTTGTAGATTGATCATTCTTCCTATTTCATTGGAGTCTTAATCGAATGGGCATCGCATCACAAACCGTCACCCCCGCCCAAGCCGCGCAGGCCACGGTTGCGGCGCGGGTGCAGTCGAATGGCCGGCTATTGGCCGCGATCACTGCATCGCAAACCGCAAGCTACGCCGAATTCTGGGCCGATCCGCTGAACATGGCCGCCGCATTCGGCGCCGACCTGCAAGCGGCATTCCAAGTTTTCGCCGCGCTCAACCAGGCCCTGCTGCAAACCTGGCTGCATGATAAACTCGTGGTCACACCCGGCGTGAATGGCGCCGCGGCCACGCGTTCGCTTGCCGCGCCGGTCAACATTCCCGGCATCCAGTTGATACCGGCCGCCGCGGGCCAGCCGGTGCCCGATCCGACGCTCCTGTCCAGCTATCAACCCTGCTACCCGGCCGCGTGGACCATCAACTGGAACACAGACGGCAGCGGTGTACCGGCTAAATGACCAAATTTACAAGGTTCAAGGTTCAATGAACAAATAGAATCTTGGACAGCTTACCAAACGCTTGCGAATCATTGAACATTGCACCTTGAACATTGAACATTCTTTCCTACGATGCCCTACACCTTCACCGGTTCCCAAATCCTGAAGTCCCCAGCGGACGCATTGCCCTCGGGCAGCAGTCCACGCACGATCGCTTTCACCATGAATGCGGTCGTGCCGCAAGGCAATGTGTGCTTTTGTTATGGAACGCCGAACTATGGCAAATTGCTCGTCATGGCCGTGGGCATGAGCCCTTCGTCGAACTTGAATTACACGCAGTTCGGCGACGGCGACCAGATCGATTTCGACTGCATCGACGGGGCCGATCACCGATATGTACTGGTCGTTGACGGCACGAATGTCGTTATGTATGCCAACGGAACGTCGCACCGCAAACCGATCGCCTCGCTGTATGCCGGCCTCAACACCGTCGTGAGCGGCACGTCGGTTTACGTCGGCGGCTGGATGTTGGGCGGCGGCTTTTTCATGGGAAGTCTCAGCGAACTAGTGGTCTACGATGCCGCCTTGGTCGGCGACGATCTGACGACCGTCATCGCCGGTTCCAGCGTGCCGGGCACTCCCCTTTGTCACTGGCCGCTGGCCGACGGCGACCTCGCCAATTATGGCAGCCTGGGGAGCGATTACGACCTGATTTCGCCTTACGGCGGCGGCAATCCGTTCGATTCACAAGTTTTTCAAGGGGTCGCCTCATGAGCCAAATCCTATTGAGCGGACAGCCGTGGATGGAGGTGCTGGTCGTGGCCCAGCCAGGCAGCCCGCCGGGCAGTCCGCCCCCCGACGCCGCACCGGTCATCACCATGCTTTCGCAAGACTCCAGCGGCAACTTCAGCAATGATACTTCCTCGTGGGCAGCTTCAATCAACATCAGCAACCCCGACGGGGATGGCATCGTGTGGATCGTGCAAGGGATCGTCCCCGCCGGCCGCGACGGCTGGAGCTACGCGCCGGTAGGCATGGTCACTTTTTCAGGTACGACCTATCTTGCGAGACTGCCCGGCTTGCAGATCGGCAAGCTGGCCGCCACGCTCGCCAGCGGCGACGATGCCGATGCGGCCACAGCGCTTGCTCAATTGGAGGCGCAAAGCACGACGCTCGCCTCGATGGCAACATCGATCGCGGGCATTCCCGCACCGCCCAGCGCAGCGGCGATTGCCGCCGCGGTGCTTTCGCAAGGCGTAGCAGCCGTCGAGTCGTCTGCCGATCCGCATTCGCTCGCCTACGTCATCCTCGCCATGAGCGAATGGGCCATCCCCGCCGGTCACGCCAATGAACTCACCGTCTATCGCACCGACGGAGTCACCCCGTTCGCCACGAAAACTCTGATACGCCAATCCAACGCTAAGGCAATCGTAAGCGTCAAGTAATGGATAATTGATAATGGACAATTGATAATTCTCTTCGACTTGTCTGTTTCATTATCAATTATTCATTATCAATTATCAATTAAACCCATGTACTACCTCCTCGACCTAGCCTACGGCTCTACAGCCCTTGTCGCCGACATCGCCGCCGACTTGCAATATGCAGACGGGCTAGCCGCGCTGACGCTCAAGTATCGCGATGGCGGCGACCTGACGATCGAGCAGGCGCTCGTCGAGCCGTTTTCGATTGCCGAGCTCGAAGCCTCGAAGGGCCTAGTTACCAAAACCGATCGCAAGGTGGTCTGGTCGGCCGATGCCGGGCCGCGTCCCAAGCTCGGTTCCGTGTTCGTCGATGACGCCGGCGTCTACTGGACGATATTGCGGATCGTTTATCGCGAGCAAGTCAACAACTACGAGGCCCAGACGCGAAACCTGGCCATTGCCATGGAGCCTGCTGACCGCGCCACCGTGCTGCGAGCCGACTACACCAAAGCCGAAGGCAACGTGGCCAGCCCCCAGTGGCACCCGGTCGCGGCCGATATACCGGCCCGCTTCCAACCCTCGACGGAAGCGGCACGGATCTTCCTGGGCTCGGAATACACCAAGACGACCTACCGCGTCATCTTTTCGCGGCCTGTCCCGATCGAACTGGCGGGCGGCGAGTATCGTCTGCTGGATGCCCAAGGCTATCGCTATCGCGTCGTGGAATATCTCGATCAAGAACGGATCGACACCCTGCCGGTGGCCATCGCCGTCAAGATCCTCGAAGGGTCCGAATATTGGGACGCTTCACATACGTCTGTATCAGCCAGTCAGCCATCGATACCAACGTCGGAATCGTTCGGCAGTAGCGCGTAAGAGAAGTGAATGTTCAATGAACAAGGTTCGATGTTCAATGAACAAAAAGTTGCCTGCTGTCGTTGTCCATTGTCAATTGTCCATTATCAATTATCAATTAAAGCCCCATGCCTACGTTCCTACAATCCATCGCCGACCGCTGGCAAGCCAGCACCGAACTGACGGCGCTCATGCCGCTGGCCCGAGTCTTCACCGGCCGCATTCCGACGACGGAAGAGTATCGCATGCCCTATGTGTCGATCGCGCAAGGTGCGTCGAGGTCGCTGTATCGAACGGATAAAACGCAAAGCTATGCGGTGAGCATCGCCTTCCATATTTGGGTCGACGACGCCGACATTGCCACGGCCGAACGAATCGAGGCAGCGCTTACGGCCGCGTATGCCGAAGGGGGCTGGAGCTACGACACTGGCTTCGGCCAGGGCCAGGTGCTTGATATCGTCGACCAAGGCCCGGCAGTGAAGAATCAGATCAACCGCCCGACTTACAAAGCCTGGCAAGCCATTAAGAATTTGACGTTCATCATCGAACGCGAGCGGGTCGATACCGTCGCCGGTGATGATGCGTCCAGCTTTGCGGAAGAATCGACGACTTAACGCAAAACACCCTACAAGCAAAGGATCGCCTCATGGCCCTGAGCAGCAAAGAAGGCAAAATCTACTTGTTGGCCGGCGATTGCCCGGTCGACTTGGAAGGCAACGCGCCGGCCGGCACGACGCAAACGATGGAAAGCGAACTGACCGATTTCGACTTCACGCCGTCGGCCGCGTCGGAAGAGTATGCCCACGATAAAAGTTTTGGCTGGCAAGACCTATGCTTCGGAACCAAACGGCTGGAAGGGACCATTGTCGTGAAGGTCCGCCCGGCCAGTCCGATCGAGCTTGGTCCGGCACAGTTCGCCTACCTCGAACTCTATCCGCTGGGCCGCGCGCTTAGCACGAAGTATTCCGGATACGCCGGCATCGAAAGCACGCCCATGAAGGTAAGCATCAAAGACGGCAAGCCGGTTGAGGTGACCTATAAATTCAAGTCCCGCGGCAAATGGCATGGCCTACCCAACGACAGCGACGAATGGGGTGGTTTCGAATGCAGCACGGAAGATTCGGGAAGTGTTGGATGAGTAGGGTGGGACCAGCGAGCGTTAGCGAGCGCCGGCCCACAAGGAACGTCCTGAGGCTTGAGGCGCAGCCGAATCTGATTCTCCTCGAGCCTCAGGACTCAAGCCTCAAGCCTCGGATGGTGGGCCGGCGCTCCGACACCGCTGCGCGGATGTCGGAGCTTGTCCCACCCTACAACTGAAAACTGAAAACTATGTCAAGCCCCGCCCGCGTCGCCGGAAAACTTTGCCGCCAAGTTACAGTCGCCGGCGAGACGCTCACCTTGTCGCAGCCGCTTAAAGTGAGCGCATATGCCGATAGCGAGGCGGTGATCCTCTCGCGGCGGCTCGATCCGGTGGAAATCGGCCTGAGGGCTTGCTCGCGGCTGCCGGCCAATCGCCATGCCGCCGTGTGGGAAGGCGTGGCCGCAGCGGCTTCGCGCGGCATCGCTGGCGATGAAGAGTGGGCAGCCTTCGATCGCTCGCTATGGCGGCCGGCCTTCCGCCTATGGCAGGCCCTTGATCACAAGCACAAACAAGACAAAACGCTGCTCGACGGCGTTGCCTGGACCGTGGAACTCTTACATGCCATATCGGTCCAAGAATTCGAGCTGCTGATGTCGGCCGTGGCCCATGTATCGCAGGACGCCGCCATAAAAAACTCGTCTGGCCCGAGCGGAAGCGTTCGGGCCGAACACCCGTCGATGGCGAGCCGC